GCCTTTATAAAAATTTAAAGACATTTGATTTATAATTTCTTTCCACTTTTTATCTAGAGGTAAATTGTCAAAAAACTGAGGAATATTTTTAATTACTTTATTCAATATTTCTTCTCTATCTTTAGTAATTTTTTCTGCATGTTCCACTAATAATTTTGTCCAGATATTAATTTCTTCCTCATTGTTTTTTTTAAGTGCCATATTTCGAGTAGAAAGAGTTTTTTTGAATTTTTTAAGATTATCTACATAATCATGTTTCACGTGAAACATAAAATAATCTAAAAATTTTCTTCTTATTTCCTTATCAGATTCCAGGAAAGCTAGGCTAAAGTTATTTATTAAAATTGGAAAATTTTTAAATTTATAGTCTTCAGTTTTATATCCGTTATTAGTTGCTAAGTTCCTTCTTTTTTTTTCAAAAACTAACAAATCTCCATCCAACTTCGCGTTCAACATAAAATTTTCTTTTTCACGATTTATTAAACTATTTATAGATGAAGTTCGAAAAGATCTAGATTTTAATAAGACATGAATTGCTTCTAAAACGGAAGTCTTGCCAGAACCGTTTCTACCTGTGATGAGAGTTGTTTCCTGAAGATTAAAAACTATGTCAGAAAAAGGCCTAAAATTAATTAAGTGAATTCTTGAAAGATACATTTATCATAATCTCATTGGCATGATTACATGTATCAAACTTTCATCATCAATATTTTTGACTAAACAAGAGTTTTCAGAACCAAAAAAAACAAACTCTACCTCATTATTTGAAATAACGGATAAAGATTCTTGAACGTAGGATATATTGAAACCAATTTCAAATGAATCCCCGGTGTAGTCAACAGGAACCTCCTCTTCTGCACTCTCTTTGCTAGGATTATTGGCACAAATTTTCAAATTATCTTGATCTAGAATGAATTTTACCCCTCTGTACTTTTCATTTGATAAAACTGCGGCTCTATTCAAAGCCGTTTGAACTGAAGATTTATTAGCTTTAAGTTTCTGCTCGGTTCCTTGAGGAAAAACTTTTTCATAATCAGGATAAGAGCCTTCAATCAATTTTGAAATAAAAGTAAATTCATCTGAAAAAACTCTTAATTGATTAGAATTAAAAGCTATATTTACATTATCAGGAAAAAGATTTAGCAATTTCTGAAGCTGTATTAGTTACGTTTGTAGTTACTGTACCTAATGTTGTTACTGGAGATTGACCGATAGCTCCCAGTATTGTATTTACAGCGGAGAGTTCTGTCTCGGTATCTATTGTTGTGGGAGTTGTCATATTAATAAAAAAGGGGAGCCGAAGCTCCCGTATAAATGTATAAATTAGAATGCAGAAGGAGCAGTAGCACCAACATATAATTCAACAGCAGCAGCTGGGTTTAAGTAGTCTGCACCCATAGCCATGCGACCTAAGATCACATCACCTTGGTAGATTCGTGTAATCCATATCTTTCAATATGGCACGGACTATATCATCTTCCTATTAGGAAGTCGGACGCTATTCATGTATTACGTACTACGCTTAGTACACCATGTAGTCTCTGAACCTTCCCTTCAAGCGTGAAGGGCTTGGCTGCTGATTACCTTATCTTTCGACTTAGGCTTCCAGCAATTCATCCGATTATTCGATAATTATTACTAATTAAAGCTGCAATTTAACTTACAGAAACGTCACCGTTTGTTACTTGAACTTGTGGTCCGATTGCTTCAACAACACCAGCGGCCTCTTTCTGAAAAATCAGACCCGCAGATTTAGCACCTAACTCAGCGTTAGTACCGTAGTCGTTGTTTACTCCGCCAGTAGCGTTAGCATTCTCAGGTGTAGGTCCAATGAAATCACCAAGATTTCCAGGAGAAGTCTCACCTGTTGTACCGCCGTACTTGATACCATACTTGCCTAAGAAAGGAATATTCATAGACTTGTATATGTGGATTCCAGCGATTTCGATAACGCCTGATCCACCTTGTAATGCATCACCCTGTACATCTCTGTTGACAAGTCCGTTAGACCCTACATTCTGGATGAGGGAATAATATTGTCTTGGGTTTAACACGGCACAGCGTCCGTCAGAACTCACTCCTTTCTCGTCAAGAGCAGCAGCAGCATCATAAAATGCGTTTACTAGGTTTGTAGCATCAAAAGCGTCAGATTCGTTAGTTGTAGCACCAACTCTGATTTGAGTTCCACCAGGCTCTACAAAGTTTGTTGCAGATACTGGAGATGCAGATCTAGCTCCACGTGTTATAGAACGGAAGATAAGTCTGTCATATTTTTCAGCAAGAGCATATCCAATCTTCTTGGAAATTTCACCCCTTAATTCGTAATGTGCAAGTGTCTCGTCTAAATCGTACACGAAAGCACTACTAATGAGTAAATCATCCATTACGATGGTCTTCTCTGCCACTGGAGGTGCCTTGTCACTGTTTCCAAGTATGGGAGTACCTGGTGTGTGAAAAGAACTGCTCATACGTCCAGTATAGACGAACTGTAGAGATTTGCCATTTCTAAGTGTTCTCTTTGTTACAAGATCTCTAGCAATTGTTTCATGCTGGAATCCTTTGAACATTTCTCCACTGAACAATTTAAGGTAAAGGGCGTACTTATCGGTAGCACCACCATACCCTGTGCCTGTAGATAGATTCGATCTACCTAAAGCAACTTGATTAGCATTAGCCATTATAAGTTATAAAATCTAAGGTATAAATAATCGTCTTCACATGTGAAAAGTTGCGAGTCTTATGCGACTCATTTGTTGCGTGGTCTATCCCACCGTCATGACGGCTAGTGAGTATCCTCGTAAGGGTCAAAAGCCAAACTGAAAGAGAGTCCGACTCTGAGGTGCTCTCTTTCTTTGTTGTTACTTAACTATTCTAGTGTAAGCAACGCCACGATATACGTAAGTTACTGTCATGAGTAATCTCCCATATACCCAAGCCCCGTTCCATGCTTGAGTCGTCATGCGTCCCGAAGGATGAACGGACGTAGCGTTAGGATAAAGGTTTAGTACATTCACCAACAACTTTCTGTTCAAGATAAGATATGATTTTGTACTTTGCCTGTGCATCAAGATGCGGGTCTTGTAGCACAGAATATTTTGACATTATGAAATCATCACATGTCATCTTCCAGTCATAAGGACTAGAGAACTCCTGGGATGATCTGACCTGTTGTGGCGTAAGCACCAATAAGAGCAATAAAGCCAAGCATGGCAAGGCGACCATTAAGCTCTTCTGCAACGTGCCATCTGTCATTTTCATGGTTGTGGTGTGTCATTTTTTTCTTCGTTTGTGGTTGTAGTTAATTCTTTTAGAACTTGTTTTAGATTTTCTAAATCTTGCTTTTTCACCGCCAGACATCTCTTTGGTAGTCTTAGGTGTTTTGGATGAGACTCTACGAGATGGACGACAAGCGGGGTAGCCTTTACGCTTTTCGCCTTTCTGTCTGCCACATGGCTTACCAGTTTTTACGTCCACCCACTTCTCTTTAAACCATCTTTTTAAACTCATCTCTTTCCTCTAGTATATCCTTTAGCAGTCTTTCTTTTACCGCCAGATTTTACTTGTCCTTTACATACCTTTACACCATAAGCATTAGCATATGCTGAAGGGTATACCTTGAACTTTCTTTTTGCAGCTGCTTTTCCACGAGCACATAGTTTAGCCATTACTTCTTCTTGCCTCCGTGTTTACAGCCACACTTTGATCCTTTCTTGTGTGCCATTATGCTTTACCTTTTTTATTTTTATAATGGTCAATAATAGTTTTTTTATCTTTGATAGTATAGTTTTTACCACTGTACTGTCGCTTTGCAGCGTCCCTTACATCTTTGGGTACTCCAAAAAAATTACCAGCAACCTGTTGGTTAACTGAGTTAACTTTACCTTTTCCGTTTAGTTTAGCCATTAGCATTTCCATCTACGTAGTGCCAACGCTTTACGGGTTGGCTTTCCATTGGGCTTCTTCATTGGCCCTTTAACTCCCTTCATGCGAGCACAAAAGGAACGCTTACGAGCACCACCTTGGGGCTGAGGAGCCTTGAGGTTGGAGCCCGTAGCTCTATTATATTTTGCTCTGCCCTTAGCTGTAAGCCCACCCTTGCGGGATTTCTCACCTCGACCTAAAGACAGACTTACACCTTTCTTGCGAGCCATTATTTTTTCTTCTTCTTCATATTTTTAGCGATAGCTGCTGCTACCTTTGGTGGCATCTTAGGGTTTTTCTTCATTAGCTTTTTAGCTCCGTTTCCCTTTTTAGCTCCTTTTCCGTAATGTCCGGGCATAATTAACTCCTATACTTTTAAGTTTGATGCGGATAGTTTTCTGATGACATCATCTCTGAACGCTTCATCAGTTTGATATTCTGGTTTATTCATGTCTCTGACAACCTCAGCCATACTTCTGTAAGTTTCAGTAGATGACTCCTTACCAGTAACTATGCGGGAATCTCGTCCCTGTGAATCTTCGTATTGTCCCATAAGTGCTTTGACTGCAAATTTAATCGCTGTTTTGTTGGCTGTGGCTAGGACATCATCATAGTTTTTAGCATCCTCTTTTGATAGGTTATTACCAGCCCATTCCATTAAGGCATCATAACCATCACTACCACCAGCTAAATTTTTAATCTCATCAACTTCTGATTCATCTAATACAGGTTGTTGTGTGCCTTCTGGGTATCCTAGTTCACCACGTAGACCTTTTAGATATGCGTCAACCATATCCCTGTTTAAACCAGCAGTGTTAAGTTTACCATACATTTCCTCAGACAAAGTACCATTGTTCTTTTCAAAGTACTCATTCATTTCAAATGGGTCTATACCATTTTCTTTAAATGTATTACCTAACTTTTCACCATATACTTCATTGGCTGTGTCGTAATTAACAGAGCCATCATCAGTATATAACTGATATTCTGTTGTAGTTTCAGAAGCCTCCTCTGTGGAGTCTGACTGTCCTAGTTTTTTCTGTAATTCAAGGTATGCTGACTCTAATTCTTCGGGACTCTTATATTTACCAGCAAGCATTTTTTCTTGCTTGGCCATAAGTTCTTCACCAATCTTCAAAGATTCAGCTTCTTTTTCTGCAATTTGTTGTGCTGCTACAGGATCATCTGAAGTGTCGTAGCGGATTGTTTCTGCCATAATTACTGTGGTTGTTGTGCGGTTGCAGCTTGAGCGATTGTCTCAGTGAGTTCTGGATTCTTAGAAGGATCCATCAAGGGAGAACCAGCCAGCTTACCAGCTTGATCTGTAAGAGACATAGCTTGTTGTGCTTGCATAGCTTGTTCTTGATCTTGATTACGCTCTTCCATACTCTTAACAAGATTAAGTATGTCAATACCCTGTGCTGCAGCAAGGCGTTTGATGGCTTCATCAGGATTTACAAATTGTTGTAACGCCTCTGGCCCCATCGTTTGTGCGATTGTTGTAATAAACTGGATAAGAGAATCTCTATCCTGTCCTCTACCAAGTGCATTTATACCTGCAACTATGGTAGGTTTTACTAAGTTTGATGGTACTGATGGTATCTTTTTTGACCTAGTAAGAGTGTGCATAGTACGGTTGAGGTAGGGTATTAGAAACTCTGTCGTTAACAAACTGAATAGTCCACCCAGCTGTCTCTCTAGTTCCATTTGTGTCATCCTTACTTCTTCCGCTGTAGTGCGTTCTGACTGACGTACATTTAAGACAAGGAAAGCCTCGGCTAACCTTTTTTCTAACATGTTTATCATTTGGTATGCTGTATTAAAGTCAGCAGTTTTACCAACTTGTACCACACCTATATCATCTGGTCTACCTTGAATGATAGCACCATTACCTGCGTTAGCTAGTGAAGCTGGTTTAGTTACTGATGAAGGAGACACAGTAAATACAACTTTAGCTGCTGCTGCACTACCTTCAACGATGGCTTGCATCAACGCCTCCAAAGATTTTAAGTCCCCAAGGAACTCTTCAACTCTAGAACGTCCGTAATCTTCTCCATCTACCGTCACAAAACGTAGTGGTAGCCAAGGAGTTTTATCCTTTGGAGCTTTACCTACGCTGTCAGGTAGTATCATGTCGTTAGCTTCTTGATGCCAACGCCATCCTCCATCATTTAGTTTTACACAGGTATACACATCTACATCTTTTGTACCTTTATAGTCACCTTTTTCATCATCATTAGGGCCATCGTCTAACTCTGGTAAACCTAATAATTTTTTACTAACTCTTTCTTTTGTTACTATCTCAACAACATTACCATTACCATCTCTTTCAACAACGTAACGATTCAATGGATAGACCTTCATACCCTCTTTTGCCATATACACAAGAGCGTTACCTGTAACGACAAGGTGTTTTAGTGCTGCAAATATTTGAACTCTGTCTGTAGAGGCAGCAATGCTCTCCATAATCATACGTTCTATTTTTGCAAAACTAAGATCTAACTCACTCTTTGCTTCTGGCGGTATCTCTACGCCTAAATTAGAATCATCTAGTTGTAATTTAAAAAAACTGGTTGACGGAGGTAGAAGTCCTAGCATAAGTTTTGAACTTAAGGTTGTGACTCCTTTGGCTCCGACTGATTGCCAAGGTGTTTGAAAGCTATTGTACAGAGCATCACCCTCATTTCTCATTAAGAGTGTAGGAATGGTTAGCTCTGCACATTCATAAGCAACATTTAAGAATTGTTCACGGTGACTTGATAACTCGTTGTATCGTTGCCGTGCGTTTTTCATTATCCTCCGTATGTACCACCGCCACCGCCAGTACTACCACCGCCAGTACTTACGCCTTGTTTGGTTGTTATACCTTTCAAGCCACCAGTTGTTGGTTTCTTAGTCTGTAGTTGAGTGGTTCCTCTTTTAGCTGCAGTCTTAGCAACTTTCTTAGCTTTAACCTTTGCCTTTTTCTTAGTCTGATCCTCTTCAATAGGAGCTGGAGTAGGAGCTGATGGCATTTCTGTAGGAGCCTGTTGAATAGGCATTGGGGGTGGTGGAGTAGTTGGGGGAGCTGGTGTTGGTGGAGGAGCTGGTGTTGATCTACCGCCTCCAAATAGGTTAGAAATTAGGCTTCCGCACATAATTATTCTCCTTTTAATTTTTCTTTTAGTATACGTATAATTGATAATTGACCAGCTCTATAAGATATTTCTTTCTCCGATAGGGTGTGGTCTGGAAACTTGTCTGGGAACTGTTCATCTAGTTCATCAACGATGACTTGGATGCGTCCCCAATCAAGCGTACTTGGGTAAATTGGTGTTTGCATGTTCAAAAAATGCGGGCATGCGGGCTCGCTTTGTGTCGGCAAGCTGTGGAGCTTTACCTTCGTACATGAGACGGTCACTTGAATCCGTCCAAAATTTTCTGCTTAGATATTTGTTAGGTGCTATGTCAGCTAGTGGTTCAAAGATCCAGTTTATTGTAGCTTTCCTAAGTTTGTCCAAAGAAGAGCTAGGGCGTAGACCCATATCAGCACATACCAAACTGTTGCAAGCGACATGAATTTGCTCATCTCTGGAAATATCAGCCGATACTGTCCTAAGAGCAGCATCGCCACAAAAGCGATTGAAAGGTAAAATAACAAAAAATACAGCACGTTCAGCTACCAAGGCTTTTAGTATAGTATGGTCAGGGTGAGCTATCCACGCATCACGTAGTAGCTTTGCCTCTTTCTCAGCTTTCTTGTCTAGTCCGTGGACATCTGCAACGTAGCCAAGAGCTAGGTCATGTCTCTCCTCATCCTTTACGTTTGATTCGAGCAGTACTCTAGCAGTATCGGGAACCTCTTTGCTAAGGGTTTCCGTAATAAAGGAACCAACAGGAAGCTCCATATGCCGTATTGCAAGAGCACGGTAGATGGCTTCTTCACTACCTTCCATGAGTTTTCCTTTCGTGGGCTTAACGGGAGTCCACTTTCTTTTCCTGTGTAATAACTTATCATAAGGGTTCATTCTTCACAACCTATGCACTTAATGGGTTCGAGTATTCCGCTTAAGTAATCGTCAACCTCAGTTTCATCCAATGCAGCAAAGGCACTAGACTTATCCTGCGTATCTCCCATAACTTGAAGCGAGTAGTATAAAGATGTTTGAGGACTATCTAACCACTCTTGGATAAACTGTTCATCATAGGTCACAACATCTGACCATGAGTTAAATGAGTATCCGTGTAGTAGTCCAGTCTTATGGAGCATTGTCATAATGCCGTCTGCTACACGCTTGTATGCGTCCCAGCCAACCTCTGAGGCGATCTCCACATCGCCATAGTCGTATGATGTTACTCCAAACGTACCGCTGTCACGGTCTACGCTTCGAGCTATAGGTGGTGCGATCTCAGGACAGGCAGTATACCCATCGAGATCTTTAGAGTTGTAGCTACATGATGCGGTAGGAGCTATTGCAAAAGCTCTCTTCATACCATGTAACCATGCAATATCACAGGCTGATAATATGCCACGCTTTATTGCAAATGCTATTTGAAGTGCATTGACTGGTAAAGAACTATCATTCTCTGATGTTTCAACACCATAGTTAACTCTGTCCAATGCCTCACCAAACTCTGCATAAGTTACTTTGTAACGTCTGAGGAGGTTGGCAAGACCGAGCACTCCAAGCCCCACTTGTTTGTCAAGTGCTGGGGTAAGGTATTCTCCAGATTCTCCAACACCTGTCCTTGCATGGAGATCACACAACTCGGACATAGCTGTAGTGAAACCCTCTTGTATGTTGCCGATAGTACAGGCAGCGAGATTGACATGCTGTAACAGGCATGTGCCTCGTGAGGGCAGGTAAACCTCAAGACAGACGTTGGAGTAGATTCTTTCATTGTTTTGGTATTTTATTTTGTTAAGCCATATGTCTCCAGAGCGTATGCCCTCAAGTAAGGCTTCTTTATGGGGCGTATCCTTCCACATCCCCTCGGTAAGGTCAACGCATCGTTTGACCCAAGGTAATTCAGAGCGAGGAGTGGTGATATACTCAAGGATGTCGGGATGGTCAAGATCAAGATGCAAGACACATGCCCCATTTTTATAGACCCCGCCCCTCCTAATAGTTTCATTGAGAGCTGAGTAAATTTTACCAAAAGATACAGGGCCACTAGCAACTAGGCCCTTGTCATTGGTGTGACCCGCAGGTCTTATTTTGGATAGGTGAACAGCAACACCTGCTCCAAAGCGTAGAGCATGTGACACAAAACGCCACGATGCTTCGATTCCATTTTTTCCTTCGATGCTATCTTCTACAACAAATACAGTGCAGCTAACAGGTAAACGTCCGTCTGGATCTTTCATCCAGTTTTCAATTCTACCAGTTCTAGCTATCAAAGGATGTGGAAACAAATCGTCTATCATAGTTTAGGATTCCAAAGAATAGGTTGTGAGTTTGTTAAGTCGTAATCTTCTTTACGTAAGATCTTGGCTAGACGTGCGTTGAGTAAAGCGTCATCGTCTGATAACCCTCTATCTCTGAAGGCTTTACATATAGCCTCCCATTTGTTTTCGTTCTTGTCTAATAATTCTGTAGCTCGCTTGACTCCTATTCCAGGGCAACCAGAGTACCCGTCTGTGGGGTCTCCAGAAAGTGTCTGAATTAGATGCCAACGGTCTCCATCTTCTACTGTAATTTCAACTACATCATCAGATAGATTCCACAAATTACTAGGTATCTGTTTCATGTCCTTGTCAGGACTTACTACAATGTTCTCAGGGTCAGCAAACCTTGTTGCATCTATACCTATGGCATCGTCTGCCTCAAGGGTAGGTAGTATGCAGAACTTGTAGTTTTCTTTACAGTGATTTATCAAACGTCTGTAGCCAAGGGGCTTACGCTTCATTCGATGTCCTTTGTAATCAGGAAAAATTTTCTTTCTAAAATTGTTGGTGCTCGAAAAGTATAGGACAAAATCATCGTTCATCATCGCCTTTGTCACCTTACCTAGTTCGTTCTCAAATACTCTGAGTACATCACTAAATTGTGACTGCGATATGACAACATCATTTCCAAAATCTATACCAATCTCACAGGCTTGTGCAGCTTTGTAAGCTAGGAAATCAGAGTCAATTAATAGCATTAGTGTACCTCATGCCAGTTGTCACCGATGTGTGCATCAGCTTCTATTGGCAGTCGTATGTTGTAATAATAACCAGCTAACAGTGCAGATAATTTACAAACATTGGCAACCTCTTCTGCATTTGCTGCAGGAGCTCCTAACACTTGTTCATCATGGACAAAAGCATAACGCTCATGGGTCAAGTGACCTAAGTTTTGATGTGTTAGTAGTAGCCACCGCTTTGCGATGACCGCTGCCGATCCCTGTAAAAGGCAATTTAATGCTTTGTGTTCTTTGTCCACAATGATTTGGCGTTTGTCGATAGCACGTATACTACCTCCTTCAGCAACTCTACGAGTAGCGTTGACCAAATCTTCGAGACCTTCCACAGCATCCAAATAAGCTCTCCTAATCTCTGCCCCTTTTTTCTTCGCAGCTTCTGGGGACAGCATGTTGTCATAAGAAAGGCCAAGTTTCTGGTTGCCCCCTCCATACAAGAAACAATATGTAATTGTCTTAACTTGTCTGCGAGAGATTCCAATTTTATCTGCATTGACTTGGTGAATGTCTTGTTCTAATAAGATCTTTGCATACCTACCGCCATCGTATCTGGCTAAATAATGAGCAAATAATCTTAGTTCAATCCCAGATAAGTCACTGTCAATCAGCTTCCAATTTGGATTGGTAACAAATAGTTTACGGCAATCTTCATCCGAACTTACCTGTGCAAGGTTTGGATGTGAGTGTGCCATTCGATGTGTTACTGCACCGATAAAGCAAGAGTGGTGAAGTCTGCCATCCTTGACCAACTTTAACCAAGCATTAGTTCCTTGTGATAACATTCCTAGTTTCTTTTGTATGACCAAAATTTCTAAGAATACTAATGCCTCTTCTGTTCCTATTTCTTTGAGCACTGTCTCATCAATGACTGCTTTACCAGTCGGTGTGAGTTTAGTAGGTTTCCAACCTTGAAAGGTTTTGAACCACCATGCTATGTGCTCTCGACTACTAGGGTTAAAATCCTTGAGCCTTTGCATTTCTGCACCAGCTATGTAGCCTTGTTTTTTGTTGTCTCTTCTAGGTGTGAACAGGTTTCCCGGCACATACGCACAAATATTCTCAGCCTGTTTACGCAGTGTCTCTAGCCTAGTCAAGAGTTTGTTTTCTAGTTCTTGTGCCTTACGCACATCAAACGGCCAACCAACGGTCTTTTGTTGACTCATTAGCTCTGCTATCTGATGCTCTAAGACAACGCTTTCAGCGATTTCTGAAAATGTTTCCATAGTTTAGCGAGGATAGCAACGTCTTTTTTACAGTAGTCTTGCATTTCTTGTGACCAGTCTTTCCAGTCTGTGGTCTTTCCAAAGTCGTCTTTGAAACACCGTAGCCTGTAACCGTATGCTTCGAGGCTGTGTGAACCATACAGACGAGCTGGCATCATAGCCCACTTACGTCTGAGGTCTAGCTCTAACATGTCAGGATGAAAGAATCTACTGAGTATCAATGTGTCCCATGTTTTGTTCTCGAAGAACGGGTAGTGCTTCTTGATCTCAGGGATGTCAAACATGATACCATTGTGTGATACAAGGTTGGCTGCATCATTTAAAGCACATACACCATTCACTATACTATCGGTAAGTGATTGATCGTTGTACTCCATGACCTGACCTGTATCTAAATCTTGTGTAACAATACAATGTATACAGCTGGAGTCAATACCATCTGTTTCAATGTCAAACGCAAGATTAACCAAAGTCTGTGCTTGGGTCGAAGTCGGGCGTAACTTCATTTTCTTCAAAGGTGCATGTGTCTAAGTGGTAAGTCAATTCGTTGGCGATACCAACTTCCCCAGAATGACGATTCTTGAGGACTCTAACAGTTGTAGTATCTCGTTTGCTTGGATCTTGTTGATCCCGTTCAAGGGCAATAACTGTGTCAGACAGCTGTGCAATCGCAGCAGATCCTCGCAGTTGTCCAAGAGTAATACGGGCTCCTTCCTCATGGTTCTGATCTGATTGTGTACGTCTGAGGTGCGATACTAGAAACAAAACGATACCAGTGCGTTCAACAAGTGAGCGTAACTTGGTCATCGTTACGTCTATCATACGTCTCTCATCTCCGTCCAATCCACTCAATAATATACTGAGGTGATCGAGGAATATAACACGACACTCCAATCCACAGGCAAGGTATTCGATCCTACTGTAAATTGTGTCAGGGTCATAGCTACCAAAGCCATCGAACAGAAAAAGATTCCAATTAGCAATAGTACTGTTATAGGCGTATTCGAGTTCTGCTCGTTCATATTCTCCTAAGTGATAAGATCTTCCTAACGAGGCAGACATCAAACCTAGTGCCGTCCTACGGTTAGATTCTTCAAGTGCCAAGTAACCGACCCGTTCTTTTCGGTGCAGAAGATGACTTGCAAGACTCCTACAGAATGAGGATTTTCCAGTACCAGATCCTGCAGTAATGGTGACAAGTTCTCCGTACCGAATACCG